CTAATTGACCAGCCCTTGCTCTATCTTTTGCTTTTTCTAATGCTGGCAAGGCTTTTTCACCCGCTTCACCAAAACCTGCTAATACGTTACTTACATTAAAATCTCTACCTGCTTTATTTTGCATCGCAGCTAAACCAAAGGCCATTAACGCTGATGATTTATCAACTTTACCACTTGCATCAATACCTGTAGCCTTTTCAAAATCTTTTTTATAATCTTCTATAGATTTACGGGGTTGTGTTTCGCCTGTTAATATATTGTTATAAGCATCTATAGAATCTGCTAACATTTGTGCATACGGATTTTGTGTTTCTTCATCTTTCTTTGTTCCTGCATCTGTTTTTGTTCCTGAATCAGTTTGTTTTTTACCACCAGAAATTTGAGATTCCTGTAATTCTCTAAGTCGTTTATCTATGTTTCTTTGTGCCTCTTGTTCCTCTTGTTCCTCTTGTTCTATTCTTTGTTTTTTTACTTGATTCGTTTTTATGCCTGCTTCTGTCGGTGATTTTCTCCTTGATTTTTCATCGTCTTTTAAATTTAAATTATTTCTTAACCTTGAATCAATTTGTTCAACTTCATCAAAACTTCTACCTCTTTTTGCTTGACTTGCTGCTTTTTGTGTTTGATACGTTTTAGGAAAAATATATTCTATTGCTTGTTCTTCAGGTGTCATTAGTATATCTCCAACACCGCTAGCTATATCTCCAACATCGCTAGCTACATCTCCAATAGTTCCAGCTGTATAAGCTAAAGGATAATTCAGAAGTGTTGCACCTAACTCTATTGGTCTATAAACACCTTTTAGTAAGCCACCACCTATTGTTTTAGTTGGACCAACTAATTCTTCAAAAGTTGGAGGTTTTGCAAATTTCAATGCTTTTTGTGTCATTGGACCAAAAAATTGACCGATACCTTTATTTGTCTTTTGTGTCATTTTCTATGCACTCGTACTTCCGCCACCACGCAAACTCTCGCCAACCGATATTGCACCAACACCTTGCATAAATGGATTAGGTCTTGGTGTAACAGCAGTTTGAAATGTGCTTGCTAAATTACCGCTAGGCATACCCTGCAATAATTGTGATCCTAATTGTAATTGTGT